AAACAAGTGAAGAAGGATACTAAAAAATGGCGACAGAAGTAGTAAATCTTAAGATAACCGTTGATAGTTCAGGTGCTGTAAATTCAGTCAATAAACTTAAAACAAACCTAGGTGGAGTCAACAAGAGTTTTGGCAACACAGGAACAGCAGGTGCATTGGCCTTTTCAAGAGTAAAAGGTGCTATTGCTGGTCTTGGTTTGGGTTTATTGATTAAAGAAGTAGCACAGACATCAGCAGAGTTTGAAGATTTACAATTGGCCTTGAATGCAGTTTTTGGTGGAGTGGACGAAGGTGCCGCGGCTTTTGAAAGAGTCAAAAACATAGCAGGTAAACTGCCCTTAGACATTGATCTAATCACATCAGCATTCACACAATTAAAAGGTGCAGGTATTGAACCAACTGAAGAACTATTATTAAGTTTCTCAGATGCGGCTTCCGTATCAACTGACAAGGTTGGTGCTTTCCAATCATCAATTGATTTGTTTACCAGAACGATGCAGGGTGGTTTGGGTCTTGAAGAACTACAAAGATTACAAGATAGAGGTCTACCTGTATTTGACGTGTTGAATGAAAAATTAGGTATTACCAGATTAGAAGTTTCTAATTTGGGTAAGACGGCTGAAGGTGCCAAAAAGATCAGAGATGCTTTATTCCAAGGCTTTGATGAGAGATTTGGTGGTGCCACAGAGATAGCCCTACAATCATTATCAACAAGATTCTCCAACTTTGGAGATGCCCTAAAGAAAGCGGCAGTGGCCTTTGGTGGAAAAGGAAAAGGTGGATTCTTAGATGGACTTGCGGATGCCACAGGTGGATTGACAGAATTTATAGGTGAGAATGAAGACTTACTTGGAGCAATGGGTAGACTATTAGGACAAGGTTTGAACCTTGTGATAGATGCATTTGGTTTGTTATTTGATGCCATTAGATTAGTGGTAGACATAGTGACATCAACGATAGATGCTTTCATATCAATGAAGAACACGTTGGTAGAAGTTGGAAACAGCATAGTAGAATTTAAAAACAAAGTCTCAGGCAAGTTCACTGAAATGAAAAATGAAGCCGTTGACTCTGCGAAAGGTTTGTATGAAGGAGTCACAGGTTGGTTCAGTGAAACAGATGATGAGGTAGTAGGAAATTCAATTGTTCCTGATATGGTTGATTCTGTAGTGAGTGAATTCCATAGAATGGAAAGAGACAGTATATCAGCAACAAGATCAATGAGCCAAGGCACGATTGGTGTAATGCAGACAGAATTCAGTGACAGCAATCTAAATCACGTATTGGTTGATCCAGTTCAAAGAGCAACATCACAAGTTTCAGGATCATTCAACAGAATGGAAAGTTCTGTATCAAGCAATATATCAGGTGTGCTAAAAGGTACAAAGAGTTTCAAAGATGCAATTATTGATTTAGGTGCCCAAGTTATATCAAGCCAAATTGGAGGTATCTTTACCCCAGGTGGCGGTATAGGTGGAGGACGTTCAAAAAGCGGAGGAATTGGTAGTATGATAAGTTCCGTGGCTGGCAGTTTATTTGGAGGCTTCTTTGCCAAAGGTGGTACGATAGAAAGAGGACAATTTGGTATCACTGGAGAAAAAGGTCCAGAGCTCGTACAAGGACCAGCAACAATAACACCTATGTCAAAAAGTTCAGCAGGTCTTTCTCCTGTGTTTAATTTTAACATCACAGGAAATTTAGGAACACAGACAACTGGATCAGTCACACAAAATGATTTAAATAGAATGGCTGGTAAAGTTTTAGAAGAAAGTATTAGAATAATGTCAACACAAGGAAGATTCGCATAATGGCTAACACAGCATCAACGGTACATCCATCACCCACTGACACTAATTCAAATGTGATATCAGTTGGTCCAAGTATCAACTCAACTGTAGACACAGAGATCAGAATGGAAATATTAGAATTCAGTGATGGTTTCTCACAAAGGATCCCAGATGGTCCAGATAACTTGAGAAGAATTTACACGATAGTTCACGAGAACTTAAACACAACAGATGCCAACCTGTTGAGAGAATGGTATGAATTTTACAGCAAAGGACAGACAATAACTGCACCCACGCTCCCAACTGATGGGACAACAAGAAATTACTACATCAAAGAATTCAATGAACAAAGATCAGGTCCTATACTTCATACATTTACGGCGGTGCTTGTAGAGGATCAATAATGCCAAACTTTCTAAATGATTGTAAAAACATAAATGAATACACTCCTATAGAGTTATACAAATTTGATTTTTCTACAATCACTCCAAGATTCTTTTCAGCTGTCTCTACAACAGCTTTCCTGACACCACATAGAAAATCAGATGGATCAAACATTTCAATGAATGGACAAACATTCACTCATTGTGCTATGAACATAGAAGGAGTATCAAGTGAACTTGGTGCACAACCCTCAAGACCAGTTTTAAAAATTAACAGAGAAACATTTGATGCATTATCACCTGTCGCGGCTTTACAAACAAGTTGGACAGGATTAGGACACTTACCACCCTTTCCAATGAGAGGTATCAAGATAGAAAGATTCTTGACCTTACACGATTACAATGCAGACAGTGATTGGACAATGACCAGTGATCAGAGTTCAGGCACAGCGGCACAGAAAGCCGCCAAGCATACTGCGGTTTTACAGAGTGGTGTGTTGAGTAGATATTTCGTGAATGGTATATTAGACACAACTGGAAACTTTTTAGAATTAGAATTAACGCCAGCATTGGGTATTGAACAAAGAACAACAACAAATAGGAAAATGCCAACTGGTCTATGTAGTTTGAGATATAGAAGTTATGTAGGTGGTGCTTTCGTTTATACATCAATTGACAATGGTGGTTGTCCATATGGACAAACAAACAACCAAAGCAATCAAGCAACATTCACAAATTACTTTGACAGAACAAATGCAACAACCACAGATGAAACAAAAGACTATTGTAATAAAACAGCCAGAGCCTGTAGACTGAGATGGGATCCTTCAAACAATGGATCACCTTTACCATTTATGGGACAGTTCAAAGCAGGAACACCTGGAGCAACACACAAGGATGACAAATAATGGCAACTACAAGAGATCCATTTAATTCTATAAAGACATCTGCTACCAGTTCTAAGAATGCAATAAAATCCAAAGACAGTAATATCGTAGCTGGTGACTTGTCAGACAAACAATTCTACACAGGTGGGGCATCTGATACCACATCTGTAAAGATACCAATCGTTTATGGAACGGTGTTGACCAAAGGTGTTATCATAGATGAAGAGACTGTAAGTGAAACGGCTCCATTTGCTGGATCAGTCAGTAAAGACATAATCAATTATAAGAATTACAAAATTTTAATCAGTGAAGGTGATTGCAATGGTATCAAATCAAACATATTAAATCACACGATCATCAATGGTGTTCCTTTACAAGATCCAACTGATCCAAGCATAGTAGAACTTGCAGGTATAGAATTAAAAGAACAAACAACTACAACAAGTTCAAGTTGGGGTGCTTCAGCTAATAAATTTGGTAGCAGATCCAAAGACATTGACATAAGTCCATTCAAAACAGGAACAACTAATTTACAAGATTCAATCGTACAAAAAGGTGGCTTCCTGCAAGGACTGGCAGATGTGTCAGCAACTTTAACTAATAACCATATTTTGAAGTACAATTCAGACGCAGACAAATTTGTATCTGTTCATCTTAATGATGCCGCAAATGATATAGGACTATACATAACTTCATCATCAAATCCATATGGTGTGGCAGAAGATCAATCAACCTGGATACTACCAACCGCTGGGACATTCACAGTCACGTTGGCGACAGATAACAGAGCAAGTCAAACACCATTTAGATGGTGGAAGAATGCCGCCAATGCAGGTGGTTCAGGTTTTTCAAATACTTCTTCTGCTTATGCGACAACCTGCTTACATATGGATGGATTAGCAAGACCAGATTTATTGTTGTACGAAGGTGCAACATATAATTTCGTTTGTAGTAGTTTAGGATCAGGAAATGGTTTCTATATGACCACAGATGGAACAACAGAATACTCAACAGGTGTTGAAAATTCTAAAACGGAAAGTGCGACATTGACGATAACACCTACAAGTTCAACACCAAGAATTCTTTACTACAGAACAGTGGCAAATTTAGCCGCTGGTGGTAGAATATTAATTAAAGAGGTTGCATAATGGGATCATATATTAGAGCACCAGAAAGTTCAGCATTAACAGGAGCATTGGATGTTAAATTTAACACTGATTTCTTGTTCCATACAGCTGGATCATCAACACAGGCCCAGTTAAGTGGATTGACAATGTCTGGTATGAAAGACTATGAACTAACTTGGTTTGGTTTGGCGATTGGTGGTAATACATCAAACATAACTTCAACGGCGTTCCAACTCAACATAGACAACACAAATATGACACAGGCTTTTGGAGCCACAGGTGCCAATGGTCTTGATTTTGATTTGGCGTTGACTAAAAGTTTTAGTAAGGGTGGAAGTTCTGCTCCATCAACAGATTCAAGATTGTTTGCTCTTGTAGAAGCAGATTATTTCACTTTTGGCAATGTGACTGCTACAACATTATCTGAAGCCTACAAAGAAATATGGACAGGTGGTAAACTAAGAAATGATACC